AACGATGAAGAATTTGAAAAATATAAATCTCATGTTCAAGAGCAACTAGCTGATTTTTACATTGAAACTTTACGAGTTTTTGTTGATCGCGTTTTAGGTCTTGAGCTTTCAGCGCCTAGGGGCAAAGGCTTTAATGGCTATAAAGAATCAATGAATTTATGCACAAGAGACGGTAAGTCTGTCGGCTTTATTGCTTTAGGTGGCAACAGAAATACCGTTTATTTCGATATTGCTGGTCAAGGTTGTCAGCATATTTTTTCACATACAACGACCTTTGTTTTGCATCACTGGCTTAATACAGTTTTATCTATGACCCAGTTGTCACGTATTGATTTAGCGAAAGACGATTACGACGATAATTTCAATTGTGATTATGCGCATGATGCTTTTAAGGATGGTTGGTTTCGTACGGGTAAAGGTGGTCGAATGCCTGAGCTTGGATGCCATCACCGTTTTAATTATGACGATAAAATGACGCCTATTTATAGTGCTGAAATGTGGTCGGTAGGTATGCGGGGTAATCCTATTTATTGGCGTATTTATAACAAGAAATTAGAGCAGGATATTAAGGACGGTGACTTTACTTGGTATCGCTCTGAAGTAGAACTTAGAAAATGGACGGTTGATGCTTTGCTTGATGTTGATTTAGCTTTTGCAGGTATTAACGGTTTTGCTCAGTCAATGGTCAATAAACGTGGTGTTCGTACTAAGTCTATGACTAAAGCTAAAGAAGCTGCTGTCGATATTGCTGCACGTGTTAAGTGGTTTCGTCGCTCTTGTGGTAAAGCGTTGTCAGATATTTTGTCTTTTTATGATGGTGATATTGAAACGGCGTTAGGTGTTATTTTGCCAGATGATTCTGGTGGTAAATTGGGAATTCCTCCCACTTATAAACGATTAATAAATTTTGCAATGGAGCACTAAATTATGATGATTCACGGTATTCAAATTATGGAAGGTATGGGCGATAACGATTGGGCAATGGCTAACATTATTGCTTTGGCTGTTATGAAACCTTTCGAAAACGACAAAGTTAAAATGTCTGGCTCTGGTTATGTTCCAAACATTGATAGAGCTACTCGTCGTCCAACGTTCCCACCGTTAACACTTGAGTATGCAAAGTTATTGGTTGAATCAGGTGCTTTTGTTGCTAACAAAGATTATGACGTTAGAACGGGTTTAGATGAACAGACGCTAGATACTGTTGTTACTGAATTAATTCCAACCGACCCACAGCTTAAACAGCATTTTACTGAATCATTAAAGGCTTATAAGGGTTAATTATGGTTTCTGAATTTGAAGAGAAGTTAACTAAGGCTTACTTGATTTATAAGGGCAAAAAATAATGCCTTTATGTGTATCTGTTAATGCTTCAGGTCAATTGATTTCAACTTCAACTAGCTCTCAAGATTGCACTAGTTATGTGTTGGTTGATTCTAATGAGTATCAATTAATGCTTAAGGCTTACGACATTACACCATTATCAATTGCAGAGGCTTTTACGTGGGGTTTTGGTACTTATGTGAGTTTTTGGTTTATGGGTTATGTAATCAAAAATGCTCGTTCGACAATAAAGCGAGCGTAAAAAAAAATTCATGATATCGGGGGCTCCGTTATCAGAATATTAACGGTCAATAATGACCATACTTTAAAAATGAAAAAAGGAATAAGAAAATGGCAGATATTTTTGCAGCAGTAGATTTAGCAGGTGTAGCGACTTTTGTTGGTGGTGCGGGTGTGACAATTATTGCAATTGCACTTGCTTACAAGGGCATTACATTGGCTAAGCGTGCAGTTAGTAAAGCTTAATTATTAATTGTAGGAGTTGAATAATGGCGGGTATTTTACTCGCCCTTTTTTATGTTGTTATTGCGCTCATGGGGACACTTTGTGCAGTACAAGTATGTAAAGGGTTTGGATAATATGAATAAGTTTATATTGGCGTTAGCATTAGTGTTAGCGCCTTTTTTTTCTTTTGCAGTAGAGAGTATTTTTGAAGATGGTACTGTTCAAACTAAGTTTGCAGAGTTGAAGCAGCTTTGGAGTTCAGAGTGTGCTGCCTCTTCTTTTGTTATTGCTATTGGCAATAAGGGTAGCTTACCTCCTGACTCTGCTATCAGGGATACTTGTGGCCCTAAGTTGGCGGCTAAATTTACGGATGAGACTGTTGGTGGGCCTTGTCCTACTTGTACTGTTGAGTCTGTTTATGATTCTGGCTCTATTTCTGTTAAAAAATTACATCCTGAATTGGGTTATGTTGTTAAAGCTTATAGCCATGCAGTTGTCGTTTTAAATAAGGTAGATACAGAGGATTATGTTTGTCCACCTGGTGCTGATATCACATATACCTATGGCTCAGATTTGAATGGTGATGGTGATGTTGATGTCTGTTCTGACCCTGTTCTTATTGGTTTAGTTGATGATTGTAAGCCTGAAAGCCAAGACTATCTTTCTAGGGCAAAGGTTACTTCAGATTCTGTTTGTGCGACTTTGCCTAACCATTCCGTTTGTAAATATGATGCTGTTGATGTTGGTGCAGGTCAAAAGGCTTACGCCTTGGATTTGGAAGGTGATTGTTATGATGCGGATAGTGATTTACCTGAATCTGATTATGTTAATGATTCTTTACCTTTGCCGGGTGTCGGTGAAAATGGTTATGCCTGTGAGGCTGATGGGGGACTCTTGACGTGTTCTGAAACACCTGAAAATGTTGCTGACCCTGATACTGGTGAAGTACCAGATGGTTGCGGTACGGCAAATATATCGTTTATTTGTATGTCTGGAGATACCGACAGTGATGGCTTACCCGACTATTTAGATCCTGATATTGATGGTGATGGCTTATTGAATGATGATGATACCGACCCAACTGGCGGTGGTGATACTGGCGGTGGTGATACTGGTGGTGGTGATACTGGTGGTGGTGATACTGGCGGTGGTGATACTGGTGGTGGTGATACTGGCGGTGGTGATACTGGTGGTGGTACTGGTGAGGAAACCGAAGATTTAGATTTAGAGCCTGTTGTTAAAAAGCTTGATGAGATAAAAAAATCTATGTCAGAAACGGATGTTGTTTTAATTGATAAACCAACGGATAAAGCTAAGTCGTTTTATGAAAGTGAATATGAAGATGGTTTAGAGGGCATTTGGTTAGATGTTCAATCTGATTTTCAAAGCACTGAAATGATGGCTTTTTTAAATACGTTTAAGCATGTACCTTCTGGCTCTGCTGCTAATGGAAATATGTGTTTCAATCTAGGCTCTATGGGAAATTTCGGCTGTGGTGAACTGGGTGCTAATCCCATTATATGGGGCGCTATCAGGATTTTTATTCTTGTTACTGCTGGGTTTCTTTGTCGTCGTTTAGTATTTGGGGGTTAACATGCTTGATTGGTTTGCTCAAAGGTGGAATGCCTTAGTTGATTTTCTTTATTCTTTGGTTTTATCGCTTTTAGATATATTGAAGGATTTATTCTATTTTATTATCGAGTCGTTATTTGCGCTTGTTCTTTTGATGCTTGATGGGCTTGGTGCTTTGTTCTCTGGTCTTAATGTCACGCAGTATATTTCTGCTATTCCTCCCGGTACTGCGCATATTATGTCGAGTATTGGTTTAGCTGAGGCCATGGGCATGATTGTCGTCTGTATTACTATTCGGATTGGTTTGCAGTTAATTCCATTCGTTAGGTTGGGTAGTTAATTATGATTCATGGTATTAGCGGAAAGTCTGGTGGTGGAAAAAGTTATGAAGCGGTTGTTACGCACATTATTCCTATTGTTACGAAAGAACGTAGGCTTGTAGTCACTAATTTACCAATAAATGTTGATAGGTTTTGTGCCATTTTTGGCGAGTATTGTCGCGAGCTAATTATTGTTGTAGATGGTGAGTTTCATAATTACGGTGGTGAACGTCCTTTTTCTAAGGTTGAGCATTTTAAACAATATCGTGATTGGAAAAATGAGAAAGGTCAGCGCTGTTACTTTTTTATTGATGAATGTCATTTAGCCATGCCTAAAGGAAAAAGCGATCAGCAGCTTGTGGAGTTTATGTCGATGGCTCGCCATAGTGGTTATGACATTATGTTGATAAGCCAGAACTTTAGAAAAGTTGATATAGATATCAGGGATAATATTGTTAATCATTATCGCGCTATTAAGAAATCTATTATTGGCCATGATGATAAGTACACGTTAAAGGTTCATGATGGCTGGGCTAGCTCTAACGCTTCAGTTGTTGCTACGCATGACAGGATTTATGAGAAAAAGTATTTTGATTTTTATGTTTCTCATACAGATAGCGATAGTGCGGTAGAGGAGGCTGCGAGTAATGACATTGAAAAATGGTATAAGCATTGGACAATAAAAGCGTCTGTTTTTATGTTTATTTTGGCTTTTTTTATTGTCAGTAAGCAGCTTAGTAAAAGTGATGATGTAAAGGTTGTAGATGATAAACCAGTTGAATCTATTGATTCTAGCGTTAGTGCTTCCAGTTCTTCTGGTGTTCGTACTGAAAGGGTTCCTGCACTTCCTGAGCCTGAGTTGCCTAAATCAGAAGGGCAAATGCAATACGAAAAAATGCTTGAAGCGAGTAAAACGTATCATCCGTTTTATAAGGTTAAAATGAGTATTTCAGGAAGTGCGGAATATAATGATGGTGGTCGTAGGGTTGTTATGCACTATATTTCTGCTAGCCAGAATGGTCAGCATGTTTTTACGTTAAAAAGCTCTGATTTGATGCTTGCAGGTTATGACATCAGGATTTTAACGAGTTGCGCTATTAGTATTAAATACTTTGATTATCAAGATTTTTTAACTTGTGATGCTCCTACGCAATCTGTAACGCTAGCGGGTGATAATTTAGCGAAAGCAACTAATTAGATGGGCGGTGGGACCCACGCCAGTGGGAGGACCCGAGCAGCTAATTTGTTGTCTTTGGTTTTAATATAGCGTAGCGGAAACTTCTCTGTTGTTATCACGGGTGATTAGCTTGCGATGTTAGGGGAGTTTATTCACTTTTAAAGAGTCCATTTTTAAAGGGCTGCACGTCATTATTTTTATGCATGGGTATCAAAACACACGTTGAAATGTTTGATAATATTTCAACCGTCCTCCTGCTAAACTTATCTTTTTCTATCAAAATGCTCCCAATCAGGAGCATTTTTTTTATTTTAAGCGCAGCGACCCCGTTGGGTATTACGGGGTATAACTCGCTCGTTTTTCGCGACTTCCGGTCGATAGTGGCCATCTGTAATGCTTTTCTTGTTTTGTTTTTTCCGGAAATTCCGGAATTTCACGTTTATTTTTTGATATTGTTTTACATTTACTTCGAACTTAATAACGGAGATTTAAAAAATGCTTAATTTTGAGCCTAGTAATACAGAAGAACTTTCAGAAGAAATTTATAACAATTGGTCTTTAATGGATCAAAGTATCAAAGATGATTCATTTACTGAAATGTGGGGCTTTGCAGAATCTCAGTATAAAACTGGAAATAAACAATTTCTTGAAATGTTTTTGTTTATGGTTTTACAGACAAATACTGGTATTTCTAATCAGCAATTATTGATGGATAGGTATTTAGACATTGTAGGTTAGTTTAAACACCCCACTATGTCCGATACTCTTCAGAATGGGACTCGGGTACTTTTAAAAGTCATTGTTTACTTGAGGTAAGCCCATCTAGTACTAAGCTTGGTACTTCGGTGAACTTCAAGTAATTCTCTTAGTCTGTCAATTTCTGCTTGCATAGAATCGTTGTGA